ATAGTTGGCCGCCCACCGAGATACTCGATCACCATAAAACGCGGGATTAAGCCTTCGCTGATGTGGGTAGAGGAGATATTTTCAAAGAAGGCTTCTGGGGTAGATTCGCCAAGGATGGTCACGCAAGGCGCTTGCACAATCTTGGTATTCTTCTCGCTATCGGCATACACCGAGGAGCGCAAGACATTATCCCAACCCGACTTCGTGTATAGGTCAAGGAGAACCTTCTTGAGCATTACGGTAGAGCTATTGGCGCGCGGGTCAGAAAGCTGTTGCAGGGTTAAGCCGAACTCCCCCATGACGGAGACAAAGCATTGATGCTGGTCTAATACCTTAATCAGCGCCTGTCCGCTGGCGAAAGCGGCGGGGCCAATAAATTGATCCACCATTGGTATCTGCGTCCGAATGGCGGCGGTCAAACGCTCAATGCCAGTCGTGCCACCTTCTTTACCGGAGCCAGTCTTGGCTAGCACTAGCAGATATTGATTGAGCCCGGTGCCGGAGACATTGAAACAGCGCCCGCAGATGCCGGCAATATAGGCAATAGCGCTGGCGAGGGCAATCTCGGGAACTGGGCGAACGGCCTGCTGCAGAATGTACTCGGCCACCTCACCAATCAATCCTTTCGGAAAGGTCAGTGGCCTTGGGGAATAGGTACCCGGGATAACGGGAGTGGCGGCTTCTGCCATGGCGAAGACTTCACCGAAGTCAATCATGCGCGGCTGGTTGGAGCGGATGCGCTTGATAGCATAATTCAGGTAGGTATCATTCTTGGTGGCCTTTTCCCGCTTGCCGAGGGCTGAATAACGAAATAGCCTTTTGACCTGCTCATTGTTGTTAGAGTAGAAAGCTATAATGGAAAGTAGTGCCAAGTCGGCTTCGGATTGGGAGGGGTAGTCTTGCCAATCCCCGGCGCAGAGGGTATTGAACTTTTCGGCATTGCTGGCCCGCATGGCGCGTTCAATAAGGTCTGCATCCGTAATGGTCTCCGCTTCGTCGATGGGCTGGGCACTGGTACTAGTGCGCTTGATCTCTTGGTAAAGGATATCCAGAAGCGGCTGGCAATCGGCGATGGGCCGGTCCTTGACCACATGACCTGTGGTAATCATGTAGCGCGCAGTAGAGTAAACCTCCACCTTATCTCGCCGCGCGCCTTCGGGTACCTTTCCGCGGCATATAATATGGAAGCCATTGCCAGACTGGCTGCGTTCAATATAGGTATCGAACGAATCTATTATCTTCTTTTGGCGATCGGCATCTACTTCATTGCGGGGCTGGTCGAGGTCGATGATGCAATAGGGGTCTTCGTCCGTAAGCACAAAACCTTGATGAGGTGTTCCGGCAAGGCAGGCTTCTTCAAAGGTGCCCCATGTGTCAGGGTTCAGGACGGAGGCGGCGGACTGGTCACGCGAGTTGAGGGGCTTCTTGTCTGCTTGGGCACAAACCCATTGTGGAAGGGCTCGCAGCTCTTCCGGGATGTTTTGGTAGGCCATCCTCACAGCTCCAGTCTAGAGTTGGACAGGTATTCATATAGGTGCTGGATTCGATTCACCGAGGGGTTTCGAACCTTTCCGGCCAAGATAGATTGTAACCAGTAGAATGGTAGGTGCGTCTCCCTCACCACTACCTCTAGACTGCGCCCTTCAAGAAGCTGGAGAGTGCGCTTGTACAACGACCCAATAGGGGGTGGTTTCTTGCTCATCTAATTTAGCTCCCAAAAATGAAAGGCCATTCTATCCGATGCCCAGCTTGCGGGCAACATAATTTTATTGTAATATATTATCAGATTAAATTCTTTAAGACAAGCCAATGGCAAGCTTCTAAGAAAAAGCGTGCTCTATTCTTGGAAGACGAGATAATGGCTTTTCCTTAACCAAGAATGGAGAATCAAAATGAGAATGTGGATGGTGCCCCCTCAGATCCTGTGCAGGAAGCATTTGCTGGGCGAACACGTTGAGACGCACATGTTCAAAGGCGCTATGCGGAAGCATATTGCCTTGGACGGCTACTTGGAAAACAACCTGCTCGAGATTCCGCAACTGGCCAATCGCCACGCCTTGCTGGTCGAAGAGATGCAGCGCCGCGGTTACCGCCATGCTTCTCCGCTGCCGGCTGGTGAGGTCGAGGCGCTTGGAAATAGCTACCCGGCCAGCCAGCGGCAGGTTAAAGTGGATGCCGAAGCTTCCCGCGCCGATTTATTGTCCCGTTGTCCCGAATGTCTTTCAAGGAGCCTATCATGATGTCGACCCCGCTTTTCGGTAACTACAGTATTCGCGAAGTCCTTATGCGTCGGGACGGGCTGTCTTCCTCCGAGGCCGAAGAAATGATCAATGAGGCCAAGGGCCGCGTGCAGGATGGGGAAGACCCTGAAGAAATTCTGTCTGAGGATTTCGGGCTGGAGCCGGACTACCTTTTCGATTTGCTTTAGCTTCTAAAAAGGGCTTTACTTCCAAAAAGTATTGCCCTATAATTTAATCACTTTAACGGAGAACTGAAATGACAAAAAACGCCTTGTACCAAACCATCGGCCGCTGGAAAGAATTGGCTGCGCAGCTCGAAACCATCAAGGCGCAGGAAATGGCCTTACGAAAAGAAGTCTTTGAAGCGGCCTTTACCGCTCCCATCGAAGGCTCCAATACCTACGAACTTCCGGAAGGCTGGAAGCTTCAAGCTACCCACAAGCTGAACCGTTCGATTGATGCCGCGGCCTTGCCGGCGGTACTCGAGCAGCTTCGGAAAAAGCACGTGGACACCGAAAAGCTCATTCGCTACAAGCCGGAGCTAGCCGTTACGGCTTATCGGGATCTTCCGCCGCCCCTGATGCACATAGTGGATCAGGCGCTGACCATCGCGCCCGGTGCCCCAGCACTCAAATTGATTGCCCCGAAGGGCTAACAAAAACAGTGCGGGGGCTGCTTCCCCCGCTATTCTATAGGAGGTTCTCTATGGCTATTCGTCTCACTACTTCCGCGCAAGCGGCCATTCTTCACGGCGTCAAGATTTTGACTTATGGGCGCGCTGGGCTGGGAAAAACCACCTTGTGTTCTACGGCGCCAAACCCTGTTATTCTCTCCGCGGAAGCGGGGCTGCTCTCCCTGCGCAACTTCAATATTCCGGTCATTGAGATCAAGAGCATCGAAGACCTGCAGGAAGCCTATCAATGGGTCACAGAATCAGATGAAGCCAAGAACTTCGAAACTATTTGCTTGGACTCCCTCTCCGAAATTGCCGAGGTAGTCCTTTCAAATGCCAAAGCCAACGCCAAGGACCCGCGGCAGGCTTATGGTGAGCTCATTGAGAAAATGGGTACCACCGCCCGGGCATTCCGGGATCTGTCAGGTAAACATGTCTATATGTCGGCGAAGCAGGAAGCAATCAAAGACGAAACGGCGGGAACTACCTTGTACGGTCCCAGTATGCCCGGCGCGAAGCTCGGGGCGCAGTTGCCCTACTTGTTCGACGAAGTATTCCGGCTGGGGATTGGGCGCACCCCGGACGGCGTGGAGTACCGGTACCTTCAAACGCGCCCTGACTTCCAAAGTGATTGCAAGGATCGAAGCGGCTGTCTGGATGCCGTCGAGAAACCGGATCTCACCTACATCATCAACAAAATCTTGAACCTTAAACAGGAGAACTAAACTATGGCTTCCCTCAACTTTGACGCTGCAAAGGTCGACCCGCAGAGCAGCTTCGAACCCATCCCGGAAGGCTGGTATGTCGTGCAGGCGACGGCTTCCGAAATGAAACCCACCAAGGACGGCACTGGCGCCTACCTTGAAATGACCCTCAAGGTGCTGGAACCTCCGCATGCGGGGCGCCTGCTGTTCTATCGCCTCAACTTGAAGAACAACAATCCCGTGGCCCAAGAGATTGCCTACAAGCAGTTGTCGGCTATCTGCCACGCGGTCGGCGTCATTCAAGTGCAAGACAGCCAGCAGTTGCATGGCCTGCCCTTTAAGGTCAAGGTTTCGGTGAAGAAGGATGAGTCTGGCAAGTATGAACCTTCCAATGAGATCAAGGCCATCAGGAGTGTCCATGAAAACGGCGCCGCTCCGGCCGCGGCTGCCCCTTCCTTTGTCCAAGCAGCTCCTCCGGCCGCCGCAGCGCCAGCCGAGGGGGCTCTGCCGCCTTGGATGATGCCGAAGTGACTTTGTTGGCTCAGTCTGAAACCTGAGTAAAAGCGGTCCCCGGTGCCGCGACAACGCCGGGACTTCTCCTGTAGACGCCTGTATAACTGGGTATAACTGGGTATAACTGCCTATAACACGGAGGTAATATGGTACAACTGGCAACAAAGACCCTAGCGGCTATCGATGCGGCTCTCGAGGCCGACGGTGGCGCCAAGTTCCGCGGGCTGCTCAAAGAGGAGATCGCTAAGCTAACAGACGCCTTCTCCACGAAAGAGGAGTCTTTCCGCGGGCATCTTGGGGCATCAAGTATTGGCCGCCCCTGCTCGCGCGAATTATGGTATACCTTTCACTGGGCGAAGAAGCCAACTTTCAAGGGGGCGGTCCTACGCCTATTCAACCGCGGGCATTTAGAGGAAGCACGCTTCAGTGCCCTGCTCCGTTTAATTGGCTGTGAAATCTGGACGCACTCCCCGGATGGTATTCAACTGCGCATTCATGCCACCAGCCGACACTACGGCGGCTCCTTGGACGGCATAGCAGTCGGTGTCCCGGATGTTGCTGAATCCCTTCCGGTTCTAGTAGAGTACAAAACGCACAACAACAAATCCTTCTCCAATCTGCTATCAGAAGGCGTGGAGCGCGCGAAATGGGAACACTACGTCCAGATGTGCTGCTATGGTGATTCGCATAATTTGACGCATGCCCTCTACCTAGCAGTCAATAAAGATAATGACCAGCTGTATGGAGAGATTGTGACCATCGACCGCTCGGTAGCCCAACAGCATGCAAAACGCGCTCAAGAAATTATTGATTGCCAGGAGCCTCCGCTGAAGGTCAATCCAAGCCCCGGATGGTACCAATGCAAATTCTGCGACCACCACAATATGTGCCACAATTTCGTTTACCCTGAGGTCAATTGTCGTACCTGCGCGCATTCTACGCCGACTGAGGATCGCGGCTGGGTGTGCGAATTGAAGAACGAACCGCTGACTATTCCGGCACAGAAAGCAGCCTGTGAAAGGCACATCTTCAACCCGAGTATGCTTAATGGCATCCAGATTCTGCAGGCGGACGGCACCAGCATGACTTACCTACGCGCTGACGGTGTTACCGTCCGTGCTGGTGGCACTGGTATGTCCAGCAAGGCTCTAAAGGGATGAAACTCCGGCCTTACCAACAGGATGCCGTAGACTCCATCTGGGGGTACTTTCGGCAGCGCGATGGAAACCCGTTGCTTGCCCTGCCCACAGGGACTGGCAAGAGCGTGATCATTGGTGACTTCCTTCGGCAAGCCTTTGAAGTCTGGCCGGAGCAGCGGGTACTTATCCTAACACATGTGAAGGAACTGCTAGAGCAAAATCTGGATAAGCTACTGACCCTGTGGCCAACCGCTCCGGCCGGACTTTACTCTGCCGGGTTAAAGCGACGCGATACCATTCAGCCCATCATCTTCGCGGGGATTGCCTCGATTGCCAAGCGTCCTGAAGCCTTCGGAAAGATTGACTTAGTTCTAGTGGATGAATGCCATCTAATCAGCCACCGCGAAGAAACCATGTATGCAAAATTCTTGGATGCCATACAAAGTTCGAATCCTCTCGTGAAAGTCATCGGCTTCACGGCCACCCCTTACCGGATGGGACTCGGGCATCTCTTAGAAGGCGGGCTCTTTACGGATACCTGCTTTGATCTGACCGGGCTGGATTCTTTTAACAAGCTAGTAGCCGATGGCTGGCTTGCCCCATTGATAACAAAGCGTACCCTGCAGATGCTCGATACCAGCGGAGTGCGC